ACGGGCTCGATTACAAGACCCCACATTTGTTAGCAAAGTGCATATTAAAGAAAGAGATACTTGGGTTAATCCTGAAACAGGACAAGAAGAATACATTAATACTATGGGAGAAAATTATACCGTAGAAAGATTAATGCCTGTTCCTTATGATTTAACATTTCAAGCAGATATATGGACTACAAATACAGATCAAAAATTACAAATTTTAGAACAAATACTTGTATTATTCCGTCCTAGCTTAGAGTTGCAAACCACTGATAACTATCTTGATTGGACTAGTCTTAGCACGTTAGAATTAACTGACATGACTTGGAGTAATCGACAAATTCCAGCAGGTACTGAGCAAGACATTGATATTGCTACTATGCAATTTTTAGCGCCAGCGTGGTTAACAACTCCTGCAAAAGTTAAACAGATGGGCATCGTTACTAGCATCATTACTTCAATCTTTGTAGAAACTCCCGGAACTATTGAAGCAGGAGACTTTAAAAATATTGACTCTGTTGATTATTTTGAAGGAAGAGAGCCTGCTAGCGTATTAGCTACTACTATTGGAAATTATAGTTTACTAGTAATTAATAATACTGCTAAACTAGTTGCACCAGGAGAACATGTATCTGATAATTCTGCTACATCTCCTGTAAAATACGGATCTGATGTTAACTGGCTTCGAATTTTAGATTTGTACCCAGGAAAATTTATTGCAGGACTAACACAGATTAGACTTAAAAAACCAAACGGCTCAGAGATCTCTGCCCGTATTAGTTTAGACCCGATTGATGAATCTATAATGCATTTAGATATTGACGCTGATAGTATTCCTTCAAACACAGAAGTTCCTGCAGGCAGTGGAAAAACTTACGTAGATGCTATTATTGATCCGACTACGTTTATTCCAAACAACCCAATTGACGGCATTAGATATCTAGTATTAGAAGACATTAACACAGACCCTAATTTAGCAGTTGCGTTAGATCAAGGCACGGCGGCCACAGCATGGAAAAATGGTGATGATACATATCTAGTAGCACACGCTAATGATATTATTGCATGGGACGGTTCTGTATGGACTGTTGTTTTCAATTCTCAAAATGTTAGTACTATGACTTACATAACTAATTTACGAACCGGCATACAATATGTATGGGACGGTGAGGGATGGAGTAAGAGCTTTGAGGGCGAATATCCTCCAGAAAATTGGCGCATTATCATATGAACATAATTTGTAGTGGTGGAATATTTGTATCTAAAGACACTAGACGATTTCTCTTTTTAAATAGAACTCAGGGAAAAACTGCTGGTACTTGGGGTATTGTTGGTGGTAAAAATGAGCCAATAGATCGAGCTCCGATTGATACACTTCAACGAGAAATTAAAGAAGAACTTGGATTCTTGCCGCAGATTGATAAATTTATTCCATTGGAACAATATGTTTCTAAGGATGAGGAATTTTATTATCACACATATTTGTTGTTAGTAAAGGAAGAATTTATTCCTAAACTAAACAATGAACACAGTGGGTATTCTTGGTGCAATATAGACTGCTGGCCCAAGCCATTGCACAACGGAGTACGAGTAACTCTAAATAATAAAATTATAAGAGCTAAGATACAAACAGTATTTGATATCTTAGACTAATTTCTTTTTAACAACTAAAAGATAAAATCCGTTCCACCAAGCATTAATGTCTTCTTGATCGTTTAGTACAACTTTAGAATACAGAACGTCGACATTCATTGCACGGATAGCTTCGTCAACACCCTGCACTACGCCTTCCCAATTTGCATCATCAACTAAGATAAATGCTTCGTTAGATAAGCACGGTGCATAGTATTTTAAGGCTTTTATTGTAGATCCAATATCGTGCGGGCCATCATAGAATAAAAAATCAACATCGGCAATTTCTTCTCTGTTTACCATTAGCATATCGCTTTCGTAAACAATGACTTTATTTTCACCTTTGTATCGTTTGACATTGGTAATGAAATCTTCTTTCTTATTTTCGGGCATTGTGAACAATTCGTTTGCTGGCTGGAATGTTTCAGACCAAGTGTCTACACAAATTGCTTCTAGCTTGTTATTTTTTAAGGCCGCACAAGCTGTTGCGCCCAGCGCACTCCCAATTTCTAAATAACGATTAGAATTACTTGCAAGTTTATTAATTAAACTTTCCATTTTCCAACTAGTTAAACCAATAACATCAATATCAATGTTATCCATTGCGCTGGTCATTACTGCATCAACTGCCTGTTGTACTTTGGGACTTATTTTTTCTTGCTGTTTCTTGCTGACAATCTTATCGCAATATTGACATTCCCAACATTCAAATTTACAATTCTTAATTTTGTCACGCCAGATGTTAATTGGCTTTTCTACTAAATTTGTTTCTTCGATAAATTCTTCAAATCCGTCAAACAGAATAGTTTCATTTGCAATATATTTTTGCACAATGTTTAATGTTTCTTCAAAGCGTTGAGTACTTTCGCGACCGTGCATTTTAAACACATCAACATAATCAAGCAATTCTACCCAATCTTCTTTCCACGGTGGAAGGTTTGCAGTTTTTAACGGAACTGCTGGATCTTCGTGATCCCATTTAGGGCAACTAACTCGACTAATTGAATCTGCAAAATACTGTGGACGATTTTGATCTCTAGTATTATTGAACTGATAATGTTCGTCCATCATTGGGCAAGACCCTAAACATCCTTCGTTAGCTAATAAACTTATAGTAACATCTTTACCTAAAGTTTCTTTAACATACTGTTTGGCTTTTTTTAATCTAATTAATGCATCACGATCTCGCATTAGATCTCTATCAACACAGATATAATCAAACCCTGCCTTAGCATGGGCTACAAATTCTGCACCTGTAGTTACATTTCTTAAGATTGTATTTTTTACATACAGGTCTGGATATCTATTTTTAATCTGTCCAGTGGCCATCCAATGTATATGAGGAATAATTACAGATCGAATTCCTGCATTATACAATGGTTGAAAGGCTTCTAACCAAATATCTAAATATTGTTGGGTCGGAGGTACTTCAATGTTATTGAAGGTTGCACATGCCGTTATTCCAGTTTCCTGTTGTATGTGCAATGCCGTTTCAATTGCTGAAATTGCGTCTTCTTGTGTTACTAACACATCACCCATTGCATCTTGTGCAAAAGGAGGAATCCTCGATGTAAAGTATACATCAAAAATCCACTCCTTGTGTTGTTTACAAAAATCTAAAAAATTATAGAACTGTTGTTCCGTTAATTTTGGGTTGACCGGCAAGCTGAATATTTTCTGCGTCTTTGACAATGTCTGGTAATCTTTCATCTTTACTCTCTAGCATTTTATCGATCTGGCCTTGTACGCCCAGCGATATATTATGTATGCCTGCTTGGACCATACCACTGTATTTCATGGCTAGCGTTAGTGTTTCAACTTGGTCTTCTTCTGGCATCATTGCGATGCTTTCCATATTACCGGATCCTACACGACCAAAAGAAATAACGTCAATTGCGGCCTGCTTGCCCATACGTGCAATCCAGTACTTACGCTCTTCGTCTGGGTTATCTTCAGCAAAGTAACGCAAATCTTCTTCAGTTTTAGCAAAGTGTTTAACTACGTCAATGAACGCATTAATTTCTCTTTCTGCTTGAATTAGTTTACGCTTGTATATTGTAAGATCGTACTCGTTTTTATCTAAGTCGACTTGTAACATTTCTTTTGCAATTTCGTCAGTTGCTTCTGCTTGATCGCGTAACCATTTTTTCTTGATTAACTCAGCCTTGCGAAGGCTAGTTTTAATTTCTTGATAAGCGTGATAACGCATTTCAAGTTCCATGTATGCTTGACGCACTTGACGCCACGGAGTTACCTGACTACGGGCAACAAAGTTTGCGCATTGATAAGCTGTCATTCCCATGTTGGAATGAATAGCGTAATGCATGATTTCTTTTTCAAAACCTTCTAGATCATATCGATCTAGAAAGTCTTCGTCTACTCGTTTTGCCCTAGGTTCTGGGTTTTTTGCGTTTGATGTATCTTGTGTAAATGTGTTTTTGTTAGAATTGGAATCCATGTGGCACCTCGGTTTTTCTAATGTTAGAATCGGGGCCTTCCGTTAATCCCATAGATTTTGCCTGGTTCACAGGAATAGGAAGACCAAAATACTGCTCGTATTTAATGTTCATGTCCCACACCGTGGTGCAATTCTTGAAATCCTTAACAACTCTCTGTTCTTGTACTAACAAGTCTGAAAGCGCATCTTGATACACTTCTGCTTTTTCTAAAATTCTGTTAGCTAATTCGGTTTTATCTTTGCCATGTTCTACAGCAAGGTAATCTAAAAACGGAGTACGCGATCCGTTTTGACCTTGTTTGTCTAACCACTCCCTAGCTTCGTGTTTTTGTGTTTCCCAGCTCACTGCTTCAACAGTACCGCCTGGACGCATACGTAAGAACCGACGTTCAAATTCGTCTTGAACTATTTCTCTAGCGTAGATAAACATGAACTCACATACTTGAGAGATTACGTCATCAGTTAATGCTACTTCACGTTTGATATAGTTAGGTGCATCTGGATTAATTGTTGCCGCAGTATTTGGAATCCAAATTTTAGCCGCGGCACGATAATCACCAAAGAATTGACGACCGTTAAGAGCAAGTTCTTCTGTTATGAGAGTAACTTTTTCTGCTTGCCAGTATGGGCTCATAGTTTCGTATAGATGTTCGCTCATGCAAACACAAGTAACTCCCATTAACTGATAAAGTTCTTGGCACCATAAAGCAGGATCCCCACTAGATGTGTCATACCATTTAGGATCAATAACTCCATGTCCTACAATCATAAAAACTTTTCCAGCTTTTACAAAAGGGTTAGCAGGTACTTCTGGACCTTGATATAGTGCAGGAGGTAAAGCTTCAACGTTCGGTGCAACTGAAACGTCCCAGAAATCTACTGAATAGTTGCCACTTTGTGATTGTTGTTCTTCTGACATATTATACTCCTGGTCGTCCTGAAGCCGCTACTGTTGCGGCCGCACTAAATGCTACACCCGAGCTAGCACCATAGTGGCCTTTATTACGTGTTGCTGGTCCCATACGTGTTTGTGCATCAGTACTATAGTTTGTTCTGTCACACATATTATTTTGTTGACCATCATACTGACCAGTCATGTAACCCCAATCTTGACCCATCATCATAACGTCTTCGCCGTATGCTGAAAGTTGACTAAAATAGTTCATTGCGTTTCCGCTAG